CTTAGTCCTGACTAGGGACCCATCGACTTTAAGAGAATTTTTGCATATTAAAGATTTACGATGTTTTTAAAAAGGGTTTTTCAGAAAGTTGTCAACTTTTCTGTTTTGGTTTTACGAAACCCCTTACTAGGAGTTTATGCCTTATTCGAGGCTTTTAGTTTTGGGACCTCTTTTAGGGGCCGTGGCTTGCCAGTTGTGAGCGAAGCTGTTGATGGTTTCGCTCAGCACCAAAGTGTCTACATGGACACTCGTTTTGGCAATTTGTCACTCAATGGTGAGCTTGAAGGTTTCATTAACCTTGGACCATGCTTGTTGTCCACCTCAATGAGCATTGTCCGGTCCTATTATTCTAGATGTTATAGGAAGTGTTCTAGTTGTGATTCTGTCACTCACACTCTCTCCTTGACACTTTGTTGTGATAATCCCGAGAGGTATCCTGTTACTGATGATTGGATTTCCTCTTCTGAGGCTATCCAACGCTTCACAACAAGGAATGTTTCTGCCATTGAGTCTTATTTAGAGGTGCTGGCCGCCATGTTAGGTATTCCAAGGGCTGCGCCCACGACCTCTGGTTCAGGTTCAGCTCCCATTATTTCAAATCAGGAAGATTTGGAAAGGGAGAGACGTTTAAGGGCTTAAGAACCTCTGAGGAGACCCACGAAACAGCTGGCCTGTCAGGTTCTGGCTTTGGAACCTTTTGTTTAAAATGTTTATTGATTGTGAAAATCCACAATTGCGCACGGCCTCTGATGATTCAGACTGGATCCGTACTGGGAATACAAATGTTTACACTCGTGGTGATGATTCCCATACTATTGAGGAATCTTCTCACCTTGGCTCCTACATTTCTGATGAGCTAATGGTCCTAATCCTCCGTGATGGTTCCTTCGCTTATGGGTTGCTCCAAGAAGTTATGGACTTAGAATACCCAATTCTTCCCACACACACAGATATGGGGGCCCTCATGTCAGCGACGAAAGTTGGTGAGTTTGGGGCTTATTATGTTGGTGTTTGTGGTATCGGCTATTGCCTTGTTAAATTCTTTGGGGGCTTGGCCGTTTTAAAGGTTCCTTCCGCAATTTCTTGGGCTGGTGCTCATTTCCGCGTTGGCCTCAGGCGTTTCGTGTATGCCTGGTTGCTCTTCCAACAGGTTCCAACAGGCCAGACTACACTTGATTGGTCAACCTTTTGGGGTGGCCTTATGGACAAGCATGAGGGTTGGAAATCCTTTGTGTGGAAGAAGCACGTTGGCCTTGCAAGGGACGCTTGTGAGTCAATGAGGGGTAATGAGTACCACAATGGTTCATATGTGTACCTTCATTACGTCCCATCTTCTTTTGGTTGGCGTGAAAGCGCGGTCTCATTAGGTGGGACCATTGCTGAACGGTACTTGTTTCCTGCCATTGAGCGCATGGACGACATGTATTTGAGAACCTACGGTTTTAGGACTTCCGCCAGGAGAGTCTTTGTCTCAATTGCTGCCCCTTTTGTCTCTGGCATCGGCTATTTTGTGGCCTTTTCAAAAGTGGCCCTCCTAATCAAATTCCTGGGAGTTTGTATTTGGTTGGGCTTCGCTTTCATTGCTGTTGACCCCGTGCTGAGCATTTTGGGCCTTGTCAAGTCAGCCTGTGTGAGGGCTTTCTTGAGATTGAAATCCTGGTGGCGTAGACGCTAGTCCCCTGAAGAGTCCCAGGTCGAAACAGGCTGGTCCTGTCGGGTGTTCTTTTGTCACCCAGTGAGTAATATGTCTGTTCCTTATTTTTCCGAACCATCTGTGATTGTATCAAAATATGGCCTTGTTTCTGAGAATGAATCTCCTCAGGGTAACACTGTCATGACTAGGGGTATTGGGTGTTCGTACTTTTCGTACAATGGTCGCCTTCAAATCGTTCTCTCTGCTCAAGATGCGCAGAGGGTCGGCTCTTGGTTTGATTTGTCTATTCTATCAAGGCAATCAGACACTGGAACTGTAACCTGGACCGTCCCTGCTGGGGATTTTGATCCAAGAGTTAATCCTTTAAAGCGTGACGGTTTGATTGATTTCAACCGCCTTATCGCTTCTGATCTAACAACTACCATCGTTGATGGCTTTAATGGAATTGTCTCTGATGTGAGGTATTCTGATTTGTCCCATTCTGGGTGTAAGGTCTTGAGCCTTCGGTGTGCCACAAAGTATCTTGCTATCAGGGCGAGAACTTGTCAGGATCACCGTTTGGTCACTGTTCTTTGGCCCCATTTTAAGGGGTTTTTGAGAATGCATTTGATTCACAGGGAAAAGACAGCTTGTCGGCTTTTTCTGATTGAGGCCTTCAATGCTTATGTTCCTGACGTGTATCCTCAGGTTCCTTGTCCGGTCAAAAGCCTTCACGAAATACCAAGCTTTGTGAGAACTTTTAGCCCTTACTCAAAGTTAATTTATGATGGAAAGTTTCACAAAGTTATTTCATCATACAATTCCTTTGTTTGTGATTACCTCAACTCCGTGGAAGCCCTTACTTCTAATGAGTTTCTGGAACCTGATCAGGTGTTGGTTGTCTCCGCATCGTATCCTACTACTGATGATAGGGACAATTTGATGTCTTTTAGTGAGAGGTGTTATCTCTCGATTCAATCCAGCTTCCAGAGGCTGGGCTGTTTCATAGTTGACATTGGAGGGCGCTGGAATCGCGTCCCTCTTATGTATTACGATTCAGAGGGTGACGATGTTTCTGCTGGTCCACACTCTGCAGGCCACAACACCGACACTCTTGTTTCTAAGATTTTGGTTTTGGTTGGCTCTTCAATTGCCAACCTTGCCCGCTCCCGTATGTGGGGCTGACTTATAACCACTGATGAGGTCCCGAAACAATCCTTCGGGGTTGTCTGGTTTGCTTCTTTCACAATGATTTTGCAAATCTTGTCCTCCCTTGGCGTGTATGCCGAGTTGTTGTTCCTCTTGTGTGTGGCATTCATTTTGATAGTCATGCTAATTGGGTTGTCATTCTTTTCAGTTCCATTAATCCTCCCTTTGATGATGGCCTTTGTCATCAAGGCTTGGTTTGGTCTTTCTGTCACTAGTTTGGTTTTCCACATGTGTACATTGGGCCTCTTTTCTTCGATGGCGGATGTCATCCCTCATGTTTTGACTTCTTTTAAGGTGTTTTGGTATGAGAGCACCATCTTGCCTAATCGTCCGATGTTGATTTTGGAGCCTGTTTTGAATTTTGTTGTTTCTATTTACACAGCCCACAACATCAGGAAAATTTTGCTCATCACAGGTTTGGTCGCTTATGCAGTGATTACGTTCATTGCGACTTTGTCCCTCAGAATACTCAGTTCAAAAGTCTTTTTAGTATTCCTTCTTTTCTCATTGTATGTTATTTCTTTTGGAATTACTGTGGCTGAGATCACAGTCCTTTTTGAGTATTTGAACCTTTTAACCCCTATTATTGGGTTCTTTCAGGGGCTCTGGTCCTTTTCTCACTTTTGTTTTCGGGAGTATTCTTAGGGTCGGTCCTTCCGTCGGGGTGCTCTTGCTTTGTTGATCATTGTGGTTTTCAATACATGTCATGCTTCTGGCCTCATTGTTGCCAGGCACCATGTTAAAGCCAAGAAGTTCACTAAAGCTAAGGTTTTAAGGTCCATGTCAATGGCTTTCGCCAGGTTTATTGACGGTGTGCGCCTTCCCCAGATTGTTCGATCTGCTGGTGAGGCTGGCTTTTCTATTGAGGAGGCCAATGAAATTAACAATTCTTTAGACAGGTACCTTGACTGGTTGAGATCAATAGGCTATCCAGTCTCTGCTGATATTTGTGAAGCTGAACCCATGACTGGTATCATGGATGGCCAGTTTGATGCTAACTGGCTTATTGCTGGTTCAACTTGGAGGATATTTGCGCCACAACTGTCCTCTTTTGCTCAACCGGAGTTTCGTAGATTCATGGCTTACGTTGATGAGTATAGGCCTTCTATGACGTATCAGAATCTTGATAACCAATTGGCCTCAATTTCTCGATACTTTTATAATCCCACTAACCAGTTTCCTGAGCCCCATGATGTCCTTGACGTGGTTTGGGACATTGTTAAAGTCATTTACGAAAACTCGCAAATCACCACTGCTGCTTGGATCTATAAGAAATGGAACAAGAAGTTTAATGTTGGCGTGTATGCGACGTCTCGAAAGACTAACAAGATGGGGGGTATGCGGAAGCTCCCTCGTCGAGAATGGATTGCTCGGGTTGGTGGACCAAGAATGGCTATCTCTGCCTTTGAGACTATGGCGAAATTTGCATTGGCATTTGATACTCATGCTCAGTTTTTCACCAAAGTCGAGTGGTTGAAACCCTCGAAATGGATGAATGATGTTGTGAGGACCCCTGTCGCTGCTATGTTGCCCGAATATGTTGTTCAGATGATGTTGAGTGCAGATCCAAATAAAAGGTTCGAATATATGCGGACCCCAATTAAATTGGGCATGCCAATTAAGCACTCCACTTTTGAACGGATTTGGGCTCGCCATTCTCGTTTCCAGAAGCATTATGCTGGGGACTGCACAGCCTTCGATTCCACTATTGTTGGGCCTGTCATCCGCCTTGTTAAAGCTGTCCGTCTTAAGGGTTACGAAAATCATCGTGATCTTAAGAGGATCGAAAAGGCAATTGACCGTATATACGAAGTCATTGAGCATGGACGTCTTGTCTCTGCTAATTCTGGCAATGTTTATAGGAAAGGATCGGGCTTGATGACAGGTCATGCATCCACCTCTCCTGATAATTCCTTGGTTATGACCTCATTATACCTTGTTGCTTGGAAGTCAATCACTGGGCGATCAGCGGAGGAGTTCAAGGCTTACAATGAGTTGTCAGTGTATGGCGATGACCATGTCCTCTCAATTTCTGAGCTCGCTCCTGCGAGCTGGAATTGGAACAACATAGTCCTAACCATGGGTTCTTGGGGCGTTACAATGAGGGAGGAAGTGCCCTCTGGGGGTTTTGGTGTTCCCCTCGATCGAGTTCCATTCCTCAAGAAATTTGGTCGTGTTCCTAATACACTGGATCAAATGGAACTTAAAGAAGCCTTTGGTAAGGACTTTGACATGCCACTCTTTGTCACTTATCACGACTACGATGCCTTAAGGGGCAAGGGATTCTCTGCTCAGACGAACAGGAATCCTTTGTATCGTGCTAAGCGTATTCAGAGTTACATGTATTTGTGCGCCCATAATAAGGAAACTTTTGAGGACTTTCACAATGCACTGGAAATGATCTTCAAAAAGTATCCTGGTATCCGCGCTCAGATAGGGCAATACACCCCTTCTTACTCACGGGTTCTCCTCACGTGGTACACTGGTAATGTCCCAATTGAGGTTGTTGATGAGGAAGATGAGTCAATTTTAGTGGATGGCAGTGAGGCAATCGTCCTATATGGAGAAGTTACTATTGTCGAAAAGATAATGAATATCCTCTCCCTTGTTCCTGATGTTGTTAATCCAGCGTTAAGGAACATTGGTCCTATTGAGTATATGATGAGGGTCTTTTGGGCCTCTCTTGAGTTGGCCTAAGGCTCTTATTTCTCAAACCAATGCTGTATCTTCAAAGGGACATTTGGAAGCTCTGGTAGCAAACACATCTTATGATTTCCTTTCTAAGACTGTTCCATATTATTCTCCTTCGAATTACTCGACTCTGGTTCTTAGGCATTGGATCTATATGCTTCTTCAGCAGTCCAAATCTTACTCCTTTGCCTTTTACCTTACGGGGTTTTTCAGTCAACTCATCCGTTCAAATTTCTTGTTGAATGGGTTTGTTGCTCAATCTCGTCCCAAGTTTGCGATTTCATATTGGAATCTATTCCTTATTGTTGTTTTGAACTTTTTGAATATTCCTGACTTTCCTTCATTCAATATTCTTTTAAAGACTTTGAAGCTTCCGGATCTTGTGGGTTTCTTTGATGACTTGTATCAATCATTGGCCACATATTTACTCCATAAGATTCCTGCATCTTTCCAAGACATCATTGGGGCGTTTGGGGATCATGATAAGATCATCATTTCGGCTCCCACAGGCTCTGGAAAGAGCACTTCTATGGTTTACATGTTGTCCTGCATTTCGAATGCTCCAAAAATCTATGTCATTGAGCCCAGGAAGGCTCTTGTTCATTCACTTGCGACTTACCTTAATGGGCAATTCGTTTGGGAAGTTGGCTGTAAATCTGGCGACGTTACAGAGAATTTTGATGCCCGTGTGGTTTTCATCACTCATGGCGTCTTCCTTCAAATGCATGGACAATTTATGGGTCGAGGCGCTCTTTTCATTGTGGATGAATTCCATGTGAATGAAAATTTGATGACTATGACAAATGAGATTTTGCTCAATTCAACGGAAAAAGTCATCTTTGCCTCTGCCACACCATTGCGGTTTGATGGTGTTTTCACAATTCCTCTAGTTGTTGCCTCCAGTTACAGCTATCACACCTTCAGGGATGTAATTCCCGTCAATGATGTTCTTTCAGCCTTCACATTCAAATGTCAGGAAATTTCTCGGGGTTACAATCCCTGGTTCAAGCATTTGGTTTTTGTTGACACATTCCAAGAGCTCGATCATCTTGTTAATCATTTGGGTGGTAAGGTTGGAACCATTTCTGGTCGTGGCGTTTTCCTTAGTCCTGAGGACACTTGGATTGTCGCCACCAGCACTGCTGACGTTGGAGTGACTATTCCCAATGTTGATGTGGTCATCACTAGAGACTTCCATTTCTCCCATGGTCAATTTGGGAAAGGATTTTATCCCCTCCCAGAGTCCATTATAATTCAGCGCTCCGGTAGGACTGGAAGGACCAATAATGGTTTTGTTCATGTGGTTAGCCCTGCTGAGCCTAATAGGCTTTTTGCCGCTCCTGTTGAAGCCCCATTGCAATCTCTCCTTATCGATAGATTGCGATTTGGCCTTAATATACCTAAGGAATGGTATGTCCCACTACAGCTTACTGGCATTGCTGACAAAGAGTTGTGGTTTAATTTTTCTCATGCCATGATAACAGCATATGCTTCATCTTTGCCTGAGAATTATGACTGGGAATATTATATAACTTTCCCATATTTTTGTCAGCACTTGCTTTCAGTTTTTCAGGAAAAATTGGATGGTGAGTTTGATGTTCCAGAAGATGTTGACATTGAAGTGCCCTCTGATGCCGACAGTGATTGGGAGCCTCCTGAACCTGAAGGCCCCGTTCCGCTGTCTGATGAGGAGGCGGAAGTCATACGTGCCCAGATGTGTGCTTATGTTGATATCATTTGCACTTCACTGCGTACGCTGAGGCGTCTTCGTGAGGAAGATCGTTCTCCTCTTGCTCCCGCTGAAGAGTATTATACCATCGGTGGGGGCCTTCTTACAGACCCCAACTGGCAATCAATCTTTGGCACTGGTGCTAATTATTGGTATGATGAGTATATGGGTGTACCTTATTGGTCCAGGTTGGCCGTTGTTGACAGAATTCCTAAGATATTCTTGTCGACTTATAAGAAGAAAAGTAAGGCAAAGGGTAGGCTCTGATTTCATTGTGTGAAGTCAGCCCTCTTCTCTTCATCTTTTCCTTTTCATCTTTATGCGTGAGCCGCTTAGCTCTTCCCAAAGCCACCTGATGAGGGGATCGAAACAATGCTTAGGCGTTGTCGTGGCGGCTCGACATAGGCCCCACTTAATCAATATGTCACAAACTGCTGGTGCTTCTACTTCTGTTCCGGCCTCAACCGGCCAAACCCGGGCTGCCTTGGCCCCTGCTTCTCGCACCGACATTGTTGCTACTGTTACCCTCGCACAGCTTTATAAAGCCACTGTTGAGAGGGCGGCAGGGCAACTTGTTGTCAAGCAAAATGCCCGAAAGATGGTTATCCGTTTTTCGGTACTTGGTTTAGATGGGGTTCCTCCCCCAACACTTAATGATGATATGATCATCAAGGTTTGTACGGATGCTCTCTGGAACCTCGGGGGGCTTGGGGGTGTTGTTCCTGAAGTCGAGCCCAAATTCACTTGGGCTCGCCTTGCCAACCGCATTCGAATGGTTGGTTTCCCCAGTCAAAGGGGAACAAGGAAGGAGATCTTGGATGCCGCGTCTGGCCTTCAAAGGAACATTAAGGAATGGGATGAATTCACTCCTTTTAAGGTTGTTCTTTCGAGGGTTATTCGTTCCATCCTTGATAATGCCTCTGAGTTGACCCCTGCTGGCTTGTCGATGCTGCAGAGGATCCTTTATGAGATTGGCGTCACCTACCGCCATGGTTCCATGGTCGAGATTTCGGCGAAGCTCAATCGTGAGATTTTTGCTGTCATTTCTGACTTTAGCACCAACTCTGTGATCCTTGAACAGATCTTGAAGGCCTCGATTTGGAAGAAAGGTTTCCATAATCACTCCCTCTTGGTTCGCCAAGAAGATGATGCTCATTCCCTCGTTGGTTCTGATCCAGCTCTAGGGGTGTTGCTCGGAGATGTTGCTGATACAGCCTTTCAGGCTTTAGCCATCTCATTTCCTGATTGTGACACAATGCTGATCCGTGCATTGTGTGATGGTTACACAGAAATGTGTGTCCAAAACGGTGCAGAAACTGTTCAATCAGGTTCTGCATGGGTCATCGATCAGGTTCGAGCTTACCTTGAGGAGCTTGCAGGCCTTCGCGCCCGAGAGCAATCTCTTTCTGATCAAATTCAGAATTTACGTGTTACAACAAACACGGAACTTGGCGTTCTTCGGATCGCCAATGAACAGCTTCAGGCTGAAGTGGCCACCCTCACTCAACGGGTGGCCTCTTTGACTGGTGAGCTTGCTTTGGCGTCTGTTCCAACTGGAATTTTCGCCCGGTTTTACCGCAAATTCGCGGCCATAAGTTCCGCCCTTCGTGGGTGGTTATGGGCAAGCCAGACGTAGGCGCTGGTCCGACATCCCCCCTTCCATTGTCTCGTTCCGTTTCGATGGGTATCTGAAGGACTCTTCGTGAGAGCCTTCGCCATCTTAAACAACTAAAAAGTTTAAAAGATAAAACACCGACGCAATGTTAGATGACGAAATTGGGGGAGCTAAACACCATATGTAGTGGCTAAAGAGATTGGAACTCCTATCTAAATGGAGCTACTTGGGGCAAATCGTGGACAGGAGCTGTTGTGGCTCGATTGTTGCGTACCCCCTTGTAGAGACCTCACTATGGTTAAGGGCCTCCCTTGGGACTTGTCGAATGGTTAGTCGGCAATAAAAATTTATTTTCCATCATTTTCTTCCTTCTTTTGACTTTTCATTTTCTCGTTCGTCATGGCCAGGAAGAAACAGTGTCTTGAAGTTAACCGGTCATCCGGCGAAGATAAACAGGCTGAAGTTACTGGTCCTCTGTCATTCTTTTCACTCTTTTACTCTTTTGTGTGTTGGCTAAACCAAACAAATATGAGGTTCCCTGTGTGGGATGTGGTGACCCTTCGCCCTACGGAGTGTGGCATGCAATGGTCACATCGGTTCATCTAAGGCCTCGTCCGGGCACGTTTTGCTTTAAATCACGTCCGCCTCCGCTTGTCGTTTAGAAAAGAAATAAATTGGCTTACCCGCTTAGAGCGTTTTTCTTAATTGTTTTGTATTAATAGGTTAGTTGGGTGATGCATGCATAAGTCGTCACAACCCCTACCAATTTCGGTCTTTACAGTCCATTCTTTCTTTCTTG